CGCTCGGGGCCAAGCGCCTTTCGGCCGATCGCTTCGCCGCCCTGTACGATCAGGCCGTCTGCTTGTTTGCGGCGCACAACCTGACGCTGGAGCGCGCCGCCGGCCTGGACGCCAGCGGAACCGGCGGCATGAGCGCCGCGGCCGGGCCGGTGACGGCCGAAAGCAAGACCGTGGGCCCCGTCAGCAAGTCCAAGAGTTACAGCCAGGCCACCACGGCCGACCCCAACGGCCGGCAGTGGAACGCCACCATCTACGGCCAGCAGCTGTTCGACCTGATGCAGCTCGTGGGCGTCGGCGGGGTGTGCGTATGAAGTCCGGCGTGGAGCTGAAGGTGGACAAGAGCCGCCAGCTGGAGGCCGCGCTCAAGGCGCTCACCTCGCAGGAGGTGCTCGTGGGCATCCCGGCGGATAAGGCCCAGCGCCAGGCCGCGCCCGAGCTGGGCGAAGAGGGATCCGTCACCAATGCCCAGCTCGGTTTCATCCACGAGAACGGCAGCCCGGCGCACAACATCCCGGCGCGACCGTTCCTGCGGCCGGGAATCCGCAAGGCCAGCGGCCCCATCGTGGAGCAGCTGCGCGCCGCGGGCGAGGCGGCGCTGTCCGGCAACGTCGGCGGCGTGGGCGGCTGCCTGGAGAAGGCCGGCATCATCGCCCAGAACAGCGTGCGCGCGCAGTTCGTGGACGGCGACCTGGCCCCGCTGGCCGAGTCCACGCTCAACAAGCGGCATGGCGTCGTCCGCGGCGAAAACGGCAAGATCCTGAAACGCGGCAAGACTCGGCGCGAGAGCGGAGCCATCAACCCGCTCATCCTGTCCGGCCAGCTGCGCAAGGCCGTCACCTACGTGGTGCGCAAGAGGTCAAGCTGATGCTCGACGTGTCCGACGTGCTCCGGGATCCCGACCTGATGCAGACGCTCACCGTCAGCCGCGCCGTGGTCGGCGTGGGCGATACCGGCCGCGCGACCGAGACCGTCGCGGCTTTGAGCGTCGCCGGCGTCGTCGCCCCGGCCACGGACGAGCAGCTCCAGCGTCTGCCCGAGGGCGACCGCTCCAACGAGACCATCGCGGTCTACACGGGCACCCGGCTCACCGCCGGCGACGACACGCACGGCCCGGACGTGCTGGCCTGGAAGGGCGGCACCTACCAGGTCAAGGGCGTGTGGGACTGGTCGGACTACGGATTCTTCGAAGTGCTCGCACAGAGCGACACCATGCAGGGAAAGGACGTTGCAGTATGAGCAAAAGCGAAGCTCCCGCCGAAGTGGTCAAGACCGTCTACGTCGCCGGCGTCTGGCGCCAGAACGGCCCGTGGGAAGTGCTCGGCGTGTTCGACACGCCGGAAGCGGCCGACGCGGCGTGCACCGAGCCCCTGCATTTCTACGGCCCGTTCGAGCTGAACAAGCGCCTCGCCGACGAGACCGAGGACTGGCCGGGCTGCACCTACCCGAGGGCAGGGCAATGACCACCGACAGCACGCACGCCGGCTACCTGGCCCCCACGTCCGCGCCGCTCACCGAGGAGCAGCTCGAGGACGTGCTCACGGCCATGGTGGCGGGCATCACCGGCCTGCCGGGCAAGATGGTCCGGCCGCGCTGGCAGCCCAAGCCGCCGAAGCAGCCGGAGCACACCGTGGACTGGTGCGCGGTGGGCGTCCCGGACGAAGACGACGACTCCTGGCCGGCCGTGACCCATAGCGGCGATGGCGACGGCGCGGACACGGTCGTCACCTGGGAGACGTTGAACGTGCTGGCCAGCTTCTACGGTCCCAACTCCGGCGACCTGGCCAAACGGCTGCGCGCCGGGCTCATGGTCGAACAAAATCGGGCGCCCCTGCGCCAGGCCGGGCTGGCTCTCGGCGGCATCGGCCGGCGGGTGCGCCTGGCCGAACTGGTCAACGGCTACTGGGTCAAGCGCGTCGACCTGCCCATCGAACTGCGGAACGAGGCGCGGCGCGTCTACGCCGTGCGGAACATCAAGTGCGGATCCGTCACGATCGAGACCGACACCGGCCTCATCGTCCAAACCACCCCCATGACGTAGGAGGGGACCAACATGGCAAAGGCTCTTTCCGTTTCGCGGGCGGTCAATGTCACCGTCAACCTTTCGCCCAAGGCCGCCGGCCGGAGGTCGTTCGGCATCCTCTGCATCGCCGGCGACAGCGACGTCATCGACGGCGTGGAGCGCATCCGGTCCTACACCGGCCTGGACGCCGTCGCGGCGGAGTTCGGCCTGGTCGCCCCCGAGTACCTGGCGGCCGATCTCTATTTCGGGCAGTCGCCCCGGCCGAAGGTGGTCATGATCGCCCGCTGGATCCGCACGGCCGCTCCGGCCATCCTGCATGGCGGCACGGCCGAGGATGACCTCGCCGCCTGGCAGGCCGTCACCACCGGGGCCATGAAGCTCGATGTGGGCGGCGTGACCAAGAGCATCAGCAGCATGGATTTCAGCTCGGTCACGGCCATGACCGGCGTGGCCGCGGTCATCGACGCCAAGCTGGCGACCAATGGCGCGGGCTGCACCTGGGACGGCACCCGCTTCGTGATCAAGAGCACGGCCACCGGAGCCGCCGCCACTCTGGGCTATGCGCAGGCTCCGACCAGCGGCGCCGACATCAGCGCCATGGCCGGGCTGACGCAGGCCCTGGCCGAGGCGCCCGCCGCAGGCATGGACGCCGAAACCCCGGCCGCCTGCGCCGCCGTTTTGGCCGACAAATCGGCCGAGTGGTACGGTCTGACCTTCGCCGCCTCCACCATGCCCACCGACAGCCAGGCTGAGGATGTGGCCGCCTTCATCGAGGCCACGAGCCGGAGCCGCGTGGCGGGCTTCACCACGCAGGACGTGCGCGTGCTGTCCTCCAGCTACACCGACGACCTGCCCTCCAAGCTCAAGGCCAAGAGCTACACGCGCAGCGTCACGCAGTACAGCTCCTCCAGCCCCTACGCCGTGGCCTCGCTTCTCGGCCGCGCCTTCTCCGTGGACTACAACGGCAACAAGACCACCATCACGCTCAAGTTCAAGCAGGAGCCGGGGGTCACGGCGGAGGCCCTGGGCGAGAGCCAGGCCAACGCGCTGGAGGCCAAAAACTGCAACGTCTTTGTGACCTACGACAACGACACGACCATCATCGAGCAGGGCGTGGTGGCCAGCGGGGCCTACTTCGACGAGGTCCACGGCACCGACTGGCTGCAGAACGCCATCCAGACCAACTGCTACAACGTGCTCTATCAGAGCCAGACCAAGATCCCGCAGACCGAAGCCGGCGTGACGCAAATCATGGGCGGCATCACCCAGGCCATGAAGCAGGGCGTGGCCAACGGCCTCATCGCGCCCGGCACCTGGTTCAGCGACGGCTTCGGCACCCTGCAGCAGGGCGACTACCTGCCCAAGGGCTACTACCTCTACTCGCAACCCATCGTGGACCAGGCCCAGGCCGATCGCGAGGCGCGCAAGGCCCCGCCCATCCAGGTGGCCATCAAGCTGGCCGGGGCCATCCACTCCGTGGACATCACGGTCAACGTCAACCGCTAGGCAGGGAGGGACACCATGCCCGCTTACAGCTTTGCAGACGTCTCGTGCAGTTTTGAGGGGCCGGGAGGCATGTTCGTCATCGGCGGCAACGCCGACGAGGGCATCAAGATCGAGCCCGTGGGCGACAAGAACACCATGACCCCCGGCGCGGACGGCTCGGTGATGCACTCGCTTGCGGTCTCCAAGGCCTGCACCGTGACCATCACGCTGCTCAAGACCAGCCCGACCAACGCGCTGCTCGTGTCCATGTTCAACTTCCAGACCGCATCGAGCGCGCGCCATGGTCAGAACACCCTCGTGGTGCGCGACAGCGCCCGCAACGACCTGCACACCATCACCGAGGCCGCGTTCAAGAAGATGCCCGCCATCACCTACGCCAAGGAAGGCGGCACGGTGGAGTGGCAGATCGACGGCGGCGTGTGGGATCCCGAGCTGGGCGGCGCCGACATCTTCGACATCTTCTCCTAGGAGGGGGCGGGCATGAGCATCGAATTCGAGGTCGGCGGCCACACCTACAGGGCCAACAAGCTCGCCGCAAAGAAGCAGTTTCATGTGACGCGCCGGCTGTCGCCGCTGCTCGTGGGGCTCATCGACTCCGGCGTCCTGGCCAACCTCAGGCGGGAGGCCGCCAAGGGCGCGGAGGCCGAGCCGGGCAAGCTGCTCGACAACCTCACGGATAAGGACCTCGGCGGGATGCTCGGTGGCGTGCTGGCCAACCTGGCCAGCTTGCCCGAGCCCGACGTGGATTACATCATCGACGCCTGCCTTGCCGTCACGGAGCGCCGCCAGGACTCCGGCGGCTGGGCACGGCTCATGACCGGCGACCTGCTCCAGTTCCAGGATCTCGACATGCCGGCCATGCTGAAGATCGTGTGGGAAGTGCTCCGGCTCAACCTGTCCGGTTTTTTCGGCGAAGGGTCCCCGATTTCCGGC